CTGGTTTTATCTCTTGCTTGGATGGCTACTTCGGAGGCTGTTGAGGATTCATCTCCAGCCCTGATGGTGTCGTGGATTGATTTGGTTTCGAAATTCTTTTCGATTTTTGCGCGTGATTTGGCGATTTTGATTCCTTCTTTGGATATGGCGGCGTCTGATTTGGCTTTGCCGGCGACGCTTTTCATGGTTGCAGCTTGTCGTGCTGCTGTTGTTCCGGAGGCTGCTGCTCCGGCTATTTGTGAGACTTCTTGTGCGGTGTTAGGTCCGAATGGTGCCGCGGCGCTTCCGATTGGTCCGGATCCTCCGGTGGCTGAGAGTATCGGATTGAGCCCCGCGGCGATTAGGTCTTGTACCTCCCATTGATGGGAGAACTTCATCATTTTTTTGGTGAAGCGTATGGCCTTTCCTTGGGCTTTTGAGGCTTCGCTTCGGCCGCTTACACCTGCCATCTATTCGAATCCTGTAAGGAGAAGATTTTTGATGGCTTCGAGGATCATGACGAGGAGCTCGTTGAGTTTTCCGAGCATGGCTTTTTTCTCCTTTTAGAAGTGGTCGATCATTCCTGGTATTGAGAATGTCGGCATCGGTCTGGCGCAGATTAGGTCGAAGTAGAAGTCGCCGATGAAGTGTGGCTCGGCGGGTATCGCGAGCACTCGGTCGACGGGTGGATTGTCTTCGATCCATGCTGTGTTCAGTGCCGGGAGGCTGGCGAAGTCGAGAGCCAGGTGCCAGCTATCAAGTGGTGAAACCGCGTTGCTGGCGAAGTCTCCGGTGATTCTGCTGAGCTTGTGTTTGTATTCGGCGTACCGTTCCTGGAAGCCGAAAGTTGCGTTGTCGATGGTGTCGTTGTCGCTGTGGAATATTTCTTTATTAAGGACCGCTTGCTCTCCGATGTGAGAGAGTGCGGGCCAGTAGAAGTCGAAGCGGGTTTGCCGCGACCACATGCGTTCGATTCCTTGCTGATAGCTTAGATCGGCTCTGACGTTTACGAGTCCGATCAGGATGCAGTGTTCGGTGAATGATTTTGTGAAGCCGATGCCGCTGGACATTTGAGTCCCGAATGCGGCGAGCTGTCCTACGTCCCTTGTTCCCGAGTCGCTGGTTGCAGAGACCGGGTGTATGTTGATTTTTGTTGTTCCTCCTCCGAGGTATTCGCTTCGCTGTAGGCGAGCGTCGGGTGAGGTGACTCCGAAGTGAGCGCGGATGATTTCTGTGTATCTGGTACCGCCTCTGGCGTCCCGCTCCAGGAGTCTTTGGATTTGGAAGGCTTGCCTGATGGTATTGATGGTTGCGCCCGTAGCTGCGCTGAGGTCGGCTTCTAGTCGTGTTGTGTCCCAGCTTGCTGGTGCCGCCGTTCCTGCGGTGACGGTCCAGTCTGCTGCTGGGCCGGTTCCTTTTGATGTTAGGCTAGCTGGTGCTGCCCAGCTTGCGCCGTCGAAGATCGGTATTCCGTCTCCTGTGGAGACTACCGGGGCGACTGAGCCGATCGGTAGTGTTACGGCGGTTCCCTTTTGAGTGAAGGGTAGACACGACGTGAAGTAGTCGTGTCGTTTTCCTCTCCTGACGATTCCGTAGTCTATGGAGTAGTTGTCGGGTCCGTCGTCTGTGCTCTCGTTTAGTGAGTCTTGGAGATTTTCGTCTCTGAACCATTCGTTGTAGATTTTGTTATACGCCCTGAAGTGTAGGGCGTTGACTTCCATGTTCCCCATGCCCTTGGGCAGGCCGAAGTAGTCGGCGATGCTGTTGTCTGTGGGGACGAGGGTGCCCGCTAGCGGGATGAGGAAGTCTGTTGATTCGCCTGGGTTGTCTTGTGCTCCGCAGAATTTTTCCCAATTGACCCACAGGAGTCTGTTGGGTACGGCGAAGAAGAAGAAGTCCATGAATAGGTTGTCCATCACCGGGAATATCGGTGTAGACATTCTGCAGAATGTGGACATTTTCAGGTTGAAGGTGTCGCCGGGTAGTGCTTCATCCCAGAAGATTGGGATGAGTAGTCCGGCGTCGAAGGTTGTTTTTAGGCCGTGTGAGCGGTTGAATGAGGATCGTTCCATTTGTACTGCAGGTATTTGACTGAATGCGTGTGCTTCGCCTGTTACGCCTCTTCCGTGTGCTGAATGTTTCATGCTGAATCCTTTTTCGCTAGTTCGAGTTTCGGTTGTGTTTGGCGCCCGTCAGTGATGTCGCCCAGGTAGTCGAGGGCGAGTCCGAGGTTCATTTTTGCTTCGTCGGGTTTGATGGCGCCTGCTTGTTCGTCCCATTCTCCGATTTGGAAGAGTGTGTAGTCTCCGGCGTGTCGGTGGAATTCGGTTGTTTCGTCTTGGGCAGCTTGTTGGAATTGTCTTGTAGCTGTTGCTTTGTTCGGGGAGAAGAACGGCTGTAGGTATGCTTCTGCTTTTGAGTCATAGATTGTGAAGATTTTCATTTTTTTTTTCGTTCCTTTGTTTTGGTTTTTTCTGAGTTTATATGAGTCTGTCTAGCTGTTTTGTTTTTGCCGTTAGTACTTTCTCCCTTACGATTAGTCTTTCTGGTGTGAGGTCTTTTCCTCTCTTTTTTATTTGTTGCTGCCTTTTTCCTTTGATGAATTTTTGTTCCTCTTCTGTGAGTTTTGCGTCGTAGTATCGGGGAGGTCGGAAGCGCCTCCCTTTATAGATGATTTCGTCGCTAGGGTACACGTCGTCTCTGTACTTCTTGAACCAGTCGGAGCCGATTCCTGGATTTCGGCTCATCGTTATGTATTCTGGTTTCCTTCCCTGGTAGTGTTCGGCGGCGTTGTCGCCCGTGATTTTTTTTAGCAAGTATCTTGCGACGTATGCTGCACTTTCGAAGGTTACTTCGCCGATTGTGCAAAATCCCTTTCCCCATACGTCCTCCAATAATTTGGATGTGTAGAGCGTTGAGCTCTTTTGTTTTTTGAACGCTTGTTGGTCGGCTCTGAAGTCGACGCCGAATATACAGGCGTGATAGTGCGGTCGGTGGTTTTTTTCACCGTATTCACCGCAGTGGAAGAATCGGAAGGGTCCGATTCTTTGGCGTAGTCGTTTCGCGAAGAGCTGCCAGTGGCGAATATTTAGAGAGCCATCTTTTGGCAAGTGCGCTTCGTTGTAGGTGAGTGTTAGGAATGAGTTGCGATCGTGGAGCTGCGATTCGTGTACGCAGCGGATCGCCCATTGCTTTGATTTTTCGATTTTGCATCCGATACACCTGGCGCAGGGTATTGCAAGCGGGCGGTCGGACCAACCGTCTCTTCGGTTGAAGGTGATCCCACCGCCCGGCGCGTGCCATGCGTCCATTGGGAAGAAGCAGGGCACTTTTAGATGCGCCAGCCGCCTCGCATGGGGCGGTTTCTGGTGTTCTTCCGATTGGTTCTGGAGCCTTTTCGGAAGGTCCTCTTGCTCTTGGTCCTGGTCATGCGTCTGCGTGCCATTGGAGCTCCTTTCTGGGCCTCTCAGGCCCATCACAGTTTTTCTACTTGATGTTAACTGTGCGGACTGACAGGTTCGTGGTCAATGGGGGTATTCTCCCCCAGGGATGGGTTACTCGATTCTGCCATCTTCGAGGTCCCTTTTTCCCCAGGGGACCGGCGGGCCAAGTCCCCCTAGTTCGCCGGTGGATTTGCGCCTAGAGGGGCCACCGGGTCTGGTGGCTTTGGGTCAGCAGGTGGTGCGGCTGGGGGCGCTTGTTCGTCGACCAAGCCGAGCTCTTCGAGCTCCGCTCTGCGTGTTGGATCGTGCACCAGGTCCAGGAATTTACCTGGATCGTTGTCGACGTGTTTTCTGACGGTTGCCGGTAGGTCGTCGAAGTCGTTTTGAGCTTGCATCACGAGATTCAAGGCGTCGTGATACGTAGTGAAGGTGGAGAAGTCGCCATAAGTCGGGACTGTTCCTGCTATAGGCAGGGTTCCGTGGGCGATGAATTTTCCCACGATCTTGTTGATGTCCGTTTCTATAGCGTCAGCTTGTTTTGTTTTGCTGATCCCGCCTTCGGCGGGATGTACTGCTTGGCGTGCACGCGGCATTTTTTCTCCTTTATCGCGGTGGTGATTGAGTAGGTGCGATGTTCTTTTGAACTCCACCGCCGAAGACTTTGCCCACAGCGCTGGTGGCTCTTTCGACGTTTAGCATTACTTCGCCGAATTGTGATTTGTTGAGTTTTTCGAGTGCTTCAGAGATCGCGGTTTCTGCGCGGATCTGTCTGGTTTTATCTCTTGCTTGGATGGCTACTTCGGAGGCTGTTGAGGATTCATCTCCAGCCCTGATGGTGTCGTGGATTGATTTGGTTTCGAAATTCTTTTCGATTTTTGCGCGTGATTTGGCGATTTTGATTCCTTCTTTGGAT